GTAAGTGTCTTGTTATTAGACAGCTCAATAGTAATTGCTTCTTTTGTTGGGAGATTATTATATTTTACAACAAAGTCATTGATAATATTAAATAGAGTTACTTCATCTCTATTTTTAAAAAAATCTTGTTTTAAAAAAGGAATAACTTTACGAGTAAAATCTTCGTTATGTATTAGATTGGATAAAAGTGTTTTTTCAAATTGATCAGACATAGTGTAGATAACTTCCTATAATATACTTTGGTTGATTGATTGGTTTTTTTCCTGCGTGTCTAAATGGCCATAATGGAGGAAACATTAATACTTTACCTGTTTCTGGTTTTATACTAATATCAAAATCAGGAAATATTGTTTCGCCGCCAATGTTATCATTTAAATACATAAAAAAAACTAAAAATCTTCTAGCACTATTATAGTTGGTCACATCTACGTGTGTTTTAAATTCATCTTCACCGTTAGGTTCATACTTTTTAAATCTTACTTGTTCAAAGCCAAATCTTTCTGGCCATTGTTTTGTATCATCTATCTTAACATCTTTTATATAATTGTCAATAAGCTGTCTAAACTTTGGAAAAATAATATCTGTATATGGTTTCCAGTCATCAAACATACTTGTGTTGATTTCTGTAAATGACATATGACCTTCTAGTATAGTTTTGACTTGCTGAGAAGCTGAGTCTTCAAACTTATCAATTAAGTGTTGACATTGTTGTTGAGTAAACACATTGTCATATGTTTTAATATAGTTATTTTTCAAATTTGATTGTTCCATTTTCTAATTGTTTTTCAACTACTTCAATTAATATATCGCCTATATAGTTTCTAAAGTCAATACTTGTGGTATCAACATCATTAGGATTTTTCTTAATATCATAATCAAACTTTAAAGGCAATTCACCTCGTTCATTTTCTTCGGAAGCAAACTTTACATGGCCGTATGTGTATATGATATCCTTATAAGGGCCTTCCGTAATCTTTATACAACTGTAATCATCAACATCACGTTGAGCAAAAACAAATCTATTCTGCGCCATAGAGGAATTCTTTTTTGGCGGCCTCGTCAATTTGAGTGAGAATATCTTTAGTAAAGAATTTATCAGGTTCACTATTGATAGTTTTAGCATATTGTTTACTTCCGTCTGGTAATTCTATTCTTGTAGATACAGACTTAAATATGTTGTGTTTGATTGCCAAGTCAAGTAATCCATAATACTTATCTAAACCATCTTTGTATGTTAGTCTTACATCTATTAAAGCATTTTCTTTTGTTAACCTTGACTTGTAATTTTTACAATGAATTATATTACCAATAACTTCTTTGCCATCTTTTTCTTTTCGTTTAGAAAGATATACAATGTTACTTGCAGCGTATTTTAATCCACTACCACCGCCCATTTCTTTTTGAGGGAACATTGAACCAATGACATCATAAGTGTGATTAGTCATAATCATTGGTACTTTTGCCTTACCAAGTTTAAGTGTTAATACTCTAAATGCAGCTTTTACAATTTGCGATCTAGTCATATCTCTAGTTTCTTTACCTTCAGCAGTATCTTCCATTTCTTTTGTAGTAGATAACATACCTAAACTATCTAATACAAACATAATAGGTTTTCTTGTTTTTTCGTCTTGTTCTAAATATTTGTCAATTACTTTTATTGATTGATGTCTAAATTCTTGTACTGTAGCAACTGGCACTATGACCATTCTTTTACTATCAATACCTCTTGTTTCAACTAAATCTTTTGTTAACGCACTTTCTGATTCAAAGTAAATCACACCTGCGTCTTTGTTTTTGTCTAAAAATGCCTTTACAATACCTAATGCAAAAAATGTTTTACCTGTTGCAGCTTCACCTGCAATTGCTGTTATTTTGTTTGATGGCATACCACCAAAGATAGAACCAGATAGTAGAGCATTAAGAGCGTGTGAACCTGTGTCTATAAAACTATCTACATCGCCTGCTTCTACACCGTCACTTACTAGTGTAGCATATTCATTACCTGTTTCTTTAATTATTTCTTTTAAAAAGTCACTCATTCATTGTCTCCTTATTATGTGTCTATTATATCAAATCATCTTTACTTTGTCAAGCGTTGTTGGATCAGGTTTACCTTCCCAATCAAATCTATATTTTTCATCTTTAGGTATCCAACCTTTTATAGGCTTTTCATAATCATCACTTGTCATTTTAGACCATACTCTATCAAACATTTCATTTACATCAATTGTTCCGTAATGACTAACAATACTAGTTTCAACACGACTTAATCTTTTTTCTAATACTTCTCTATTATATTCAAGTAGTCTTTGATAATCCCAATATTCTTTGAGGTCTTTGTAAGATGTTTTTGATATGGCCATATTCATATATTTATTCTACCTTACAATTACGTTGACAAGCAATAGGTGCTGTATCTGGATTCTTCCAACTATCTGGTAATATTTTTGTAAACCAATCATTGTTCAATATATTTTTCAATGTATGATTTTTTAAATTGTTTTCTTCAAAATCGTATTTACTTATAACAGGATCATTTACCCAATTGGTTCTAAAGTGATTTACTGGAAAATCTTCTTTTAAATAACAACATTGAAAGACTTGACCATCAGGATTAATCATACACTTTTTTAGTTGTTTCCATTTACATATAATTTTTGGCATATACAGCTCTTTCTAGTGTTTCTTTATTACCATCTTCGTTAATAAAATTAAATGTATATTCATCACCATGAAAATGATCAAATCTATCTGATGGATATGATAAATGATTTTTAGAACCATGTTGAATTGCTAGTTTTCTAATTTGTTTTTCATACATTTCATTATGTTTAAATAAAATAGTTTGTGAAAAAGGAATAGCATTTGTACTAGATAGTGCCTTTAAAGCTGATAATGATTTTTTTAATGATGTGCCTCGTCTATACTTTTGGTGCATTTCTTCGGTAATGCCATCCACGTCAATGACCATTGATAATCTTTTACCACAATATTTTCCTAATCTAATATAGAAGTCGTCTTTACGAATACTACCATTTGTTGTTATTATAACTTTTGCTTTTGAATTGTCCATAATGTAATATACAATTGGTTCTATATCTTTTGCCATCAATGGATCTCCCCAAGTACCACAAAAACTATATTCTTTTATATCATCTAAAGTATCTTTAGGAAAATAATTCATAAAATCTTGTAGTGACCAAGTGATCATAGGTAAACCTTTTAATGTATCTAATCCTATTTCGGCTGTTCTTTGACATTGAGGACACCTTGCATTACATAAGTTTGTTAAATTTATATCTGCTATTTCTATCAAAATAATGTTGCCCTTCTACTATGCCTAAAGTAATCTAATTTTTCTTTTGAAAAACACCATACGTTTTCAATGTAAATACGATTCATAAACTCGGCCTTTTCTTCTTCACTTTCAAATAGTTTATCTGATTTAGGTCTTTGCATTATTCTCATACCTATTTGTCCTACAAAGTGTTCTTTTAAACTATCAACTAATTCATCACTTGAATAATATCGTTTACCTTTTATATTAGGATCCATTATATTAACAAACATATGTTTTGATCTTTCAAAACTTTTTTGAGCAACAGGTAAATAAAAATCATCACGCCATTTAGAATATTCATCAAACTTTTTCCATGATTGATTTTCTTCTTTTTCTCCACCTTCGTTATATCTTTCTGTAGAAAAGTATGGTGGGCTGGTAAATGCACAATCTATATTATCTATTTTATCCCATGGTAAATCTTCAGCACCACAATTATAGATAGTTACTTTTTTAGGTTTAGATAAGAAACTATTATATGTTTCTACTTGTTTTAAATATTGTTTGTAAGTGTTAGGGTTAGGATCACAACCGATATATTCTTCAGCGTCACTAGTAAAGAAGCCTGCAAGTCTATCACCCCAACCACATGATGTATCTAATACTCTTTTAGCATTTGTCATCTGATAGATTGTCTTTGCTACATTAGGTTTAAATTGTGTTGCAATATATGTGCCTAATCTAAAGGCTGACATATAACTTTTATCATCTAATCTACCACCTCTTAATTCTGTTTTGCCATCTACTTCTACTGGTTTCATACCATTAATTCCACGCCAGATGGGGCCAAGACATCGCCATATATCTTTTGCTGTACCGTTTTGCCATACATCTATAGGTGCTTTAAAACCAAAACTACTACAATTCAATCTTAAATGTTGATGAAAGTAATTTGACATATCATTAAATATAGATGGTGCGTCTATGATACCAAGACCATGATCTTTAAAATTATATTTGTAATCGTCATATTTTTCTTTTACGGTTTTTTCTAATTGATCTACAGGTTTTACATATTCCCATACATCTTGTTTTTGTAAAGATTTAAAACATTGACGCATTACCTCATATGAAATATCCTTTAAAGGAAACTTTGGTCTATGCTCTGCAATGTATTCTGCTAAATCTAATCTAAACTGTTCTTTACCAATATCATTTGTAACAGTTTCAAACTGTTGTTGATCCATTACAGGTAGCTTATTTTCATCTGCATATTTACTTAGGTATTTCATTATTCCACTTTCTTAACATCCAATATATAAATCCATATATTATTATAACACATACTATTGCTATTGTCAATTGCATATTAAAATTTATCTGTTTGATTTCCCCAACTATCCCAACCACTTCTTTGCGTTCTAGCAAACAGTTCTATATAGGGTCCTTCTAATAAGTTCTCTATATGATTGTACATTATATCTGGCTTTCTACTATGTTCTCTACGCTTTTCTACAACTAGTTGTGGCACACTTTTTGATAGTCTTTTAGGTTTGCCCTTTGTTGCAAGTAAACACATTTCAGGATTACCTCTAGTCCAATAACCTAGACCTGTGAAAAAACCTTCAGATTTTTTATTTGTCTTTGCCCACGTAAAGGCTACAGTTTTGTATTTAAACCCCCAAGCATTAATCACTTCAAAGGCCTTATCTAATAAAGGATCAACAACCCACATTAATAAAACTGAATTATCATTTGCAATTTTACTAACAGGTAGATTGCATATGTCTTTTAAATTCATCACACTATAATGATTTTCAGGACTTCTATCTTTACCTTTGTCAGAAAAGGTTTTAAATGTCCAAGGTGGATCAGCGTATATTACGTTATACTTTTTATTAATGTCCATATCAATAATATAATAATTAAAAATCTAGGAATGCTCCAATCAGTTTTAATTGCTAATATGCCTCCTGTTGCATATCCCCAATGTATCATAACCATTAGTAAAAAAAATTCTATCATAATTTTTCTCTAATTTTTGTAGCAGATATTTTTTGTATATCTTCTGGTAAAACTATTTCTTCTATTTTGTAACCAACACCCCTACCATAACAAATATTAGTAATATTAGGTACAACCATAATTTCATACATACCGTGATAACTTGCTAACGCTTCTTTAATGTTTTTTTCTACTTTCTTAACATCAAAAGGATTATCTTTAGAAGTCGGCATTGCTCTAATCATAATAATAACTTGACCTGTTTTCTTCAATGCCTTTTTAAATAGCTCTTGATGACCTTTATGCCAAGGCTGCCATCTTCCTAACATCATGGCTGTGGGTCTGTTATAATCTATTTTGGATTTCATAAATTAAATTTTTCATAAATGTCATTTTTAATTAAATACGCCCACATACTTGCCTCAAGGTGTGTTACAATAAAGTCAGGATTTTTAGGTTTTTCAAATAACTTATTTGTATCTTCAAATCTACCTATCTTAATTGTGTTCATCCATATTGTGTAATCAGCATCAAATTCTTTTCTTGTATATTCCGTTGGACAAACAAAATCTGCAATTACGTTTCTATTTTTACTAGTTGCTTGATAAGCAAGCAATCTCATTCTGTTTGCTTGTCTATCTCTACCTTCTATAGTAAAATCCCAATCATTTGCTTCTTCTCTTACTTTATCTGCATTGAGCCATACAGCATTAAACATGGGTACTAGCAATTTTGCTAGTGTTGTTTTACCTGAACCTGGTAATCCAAATATCAATATTTTCACCCGAAGAATGCCTCCAAACTAGCTTCCTTTTCAAGTTTCCAACCAATAGATTCTAAAATAAATCTTAAAGGATCAGTAAATGTTTTTTCAAATTGCATATCATAATCAACATATTTGTGTAATTCAAATTCTTGTGGTATTTTTGTAGCAAAAGAAATAACTGTATCTTTAACTGTATTTGGTTGTTTTAACATTAAAAATTTAATTTTATCACCATTTTTAATTAAGGGATATTTTCTTTCAAGTTTGTGTCTATGTATATTGTAATTATATATCAAAGAACCTTTTACGTGAATAGGTGTTCCTTTGTTATAAATCTGTGATGAGTTTGTGTACTTATCTAAATTATTACAAGACCTAGGAAAGGCAACTTCTTCAGGTGATAGTGTTTTAAATACTTCTTTAAAATCACTTACAAACTTAATTAGGTCTTCTTCGCTGTTATTCATAATCACACGAATAGCATCCTTAATCTTACCTCTACAGACTTCAGGTGTAGATGATTTGACTGCTTCAACACCCATAATCTTTAGTTTAGGTATATCAAATCTGATACCTTCTTCATCAAATACATTCATCATATATCTTTTTTTAGCAACCCATATACCTTTATTAGCAATTGCTTCACGTTTCATAATCATTTTTTGTTGATAAGCATTTACGTAATTAGTAAGATTTTGAAAACTATCATCAATTACTTTTTGTATCTTATCTTCAGCTGCCTTGTCAATAAAATCCACTATTTGATTTATTGTTTTATCTTTACAAACCTTCTCTACAAGTTTGTCTAATCTTAAATAAATTGAATCTGTATCTGACGCAACAACATAATTTATATTATTGGTATTTAAAATCTTGTTCATAAATCTATTGACATCTCTTTCAACCCAACGAATAGATAGTTGACCACCAAGTGTAATTGCTTCTGCCTGTTTTACATCAAAGTACCTAAAATATTGATTACCAATTGCACCATAAGCTGAGTTAAGTGCAATCTTTTTTGCCATCTGTATATTGTGGCAACGAGAAATCTCGTTTAAATAGATTGGGTCTTTTGTCTTTTGATATTCTTTCTTGGCTTCAATTGCCTTTTTCTTATATACTACACGTTCGGTATACATCTTCTCCATAAGTTCAGGTAAGAAACCTTGTTTATCTCTTTTAAACATAGCGCCGTTTGGTGCAATAGTCACGTTACGATCTTTTGCCCATTTGAGATTTAATCTTTCATCTAAAAAGTTTTCTACACCTACTGCTTTAGGTTCTGTACCTACAAACGTTTCAGGACTAATATTGTATTGCATAATTAAATGTGGATACAAACTGTTTAAATCAAACGAAACAATCCAGTTATGTAAACCTAGTTGTGGATCTTTTACATATGCACCTTCGTATTGTGAATCTTTTATTTGATCTTCCCTTGGTGGTATAATAATATTTTTTTCTAGTAGATGATTGTAGATTAAAGTATCCCAGCAACGTACTTGTGAATATACATCTGTATAATTTACTTTATAATCATAAGCCATGGTTAAACATAGTTCAATCAATTTCATTTTGTCCTCTAGTCTGTCAACTAACTCAACATCTTGGATATTATATTCAACAAATCTTTGATAATCTTTGGTATAAAAATCTTTAAATGTTTCATAAGGATTATCCAACTTTTGTTCGCCTAGTTCTACCTTAGCAATATAATCTAGCTTATAAGACTCTTGCCTTACATAAGTAAATTTTCTGTACAAATCAAAATAATCTAATACTGAAACGCCAAGTATATTCCAAAACTGTGAGTTTTTATTTCCCATTTGTACTCTATCAGCATTAACATAATTCCACGGCGACATTTTATTGATTGTATCATTATCAAATATAAATCTCATTCGATTCATAAGATATGGTATATCAAAAAATTTTACATTCCAACCAGTAACAATATCAGGATGATTTTTACACCAGAATTTAAGAAACTCTAGTAATAGATGTTTTTCATTTTGACATTTTATATAAGTTACATTGGATTTTTTAGAAATAAACTCGCCTGTACCCCACGTCAATATTTGTTTGTTGCTGTGATTTTTTATTGTAATACAGATAACTGTTTCTTTTGCAGTATCAGGATCGGGAAAGCCGTTCTCACACTCGGTTTCTATATCAAGTGTGAATATCTTTATATAGTTTTTGTTCCATCGCATTTCGCCCTTATATTCGTCAGCGATGTACTGATAATTATATCTATTCATACCATAGATTTTATATTCAGGTATGCCGTTATATTCGTTGTAGAAATTTTTAGCTTTTACAATCGAATCAAATCTTTTTGATTTAAGATTTATGCCGTCTAGTGTTTTGTATTTTGATTCTTCGTTTGTGGGTAAATAAAGATTAGGACTATAGTTGATTCTACTTAGGTATGATTGACCGTTATTGACACCTCGGATGAGTAGTTTACCTTTATGCTCAACAACGTTTGTGTAAAAAGTACTCGCCAAATTCATATAATATTATAACACAAAGACTTTAAAAAGTCAATGTTATGTTATTATTGATTTTTTAGGTGTTAATAATGAGCCTGTATTTTGCTCATAGGCACTTTTCATATTGTTATCTGGATTTGTTTCCGTAACTATGTTTGCCTTTTTAATTTTTATTACTTCGTCTTTTGTGTAAGGTATGTAAGGATGAAACCCAATTTGCATAGGTTTACCTGGTTGACCTTGCATTGGAATTAATACAAAAGGTCTTTTAATTGCTTGATGTAATTCAGTTGTATCTTCATCAACTGGCGTACCAATCACATCCTCACCTGTGGTGAGTCTATATAATTTAATCATAATATACTCCTATTCAGTTTTTGATTCTTCAGTAGTTTGTTTTTTGCCAATATTATATTTTGCTTGTAAAGTCCATTCATTTTTTTCTTTAAAAGCAATTATCTTAATTTGTGATAAAGGTGCTTTGTTTTCAGCAGCCTTTGGATTTACA